GCGACACCTATCGCCAATGCGACGGCTGCGAGAACAACTGCGATTGATGTGTTTAGATTCATTGTCTTAATGAATTACTGATAACTAGCCTGAAATAACCATTTGATTTGTACCTACAAAACTTGCGGGGATTTCATCAAATTCACCGTTAGCCTTCTTGGCTGCGTATTTCACTGGATTAAGCTTCTCGTATTCTGCGAGGTGCTTCTTCCATGCCTCCTCTCGTGCTGAAGAAGTAACGGATTCTGGCTGTGTCACGACGGGTGCTTGGTTTTCTGCTGCGGCCTTTGTGGCTTCCACTTTTGCCGCCTCCTCTTTAACCATCTCCTCGTGACGTTCTGCATTGGCTATATCAGTCTTTTTCTGCTCAGCAAGAAGCTTCTCGGTTGGAGAAACTTTCTTGGGAGCTTTCTTTGCTGTTTTCTTTGTGTTAGCCATAGATTTTTGTTCTCTTGTGAACTGTTGTAGGGAGCGAGGGGTGGGACTCGCTTCCCAAAGCAGCTCACAAGAGCTGCTAGTAACTACGCGAGAGTAATGTCTACAACGAGACCTGCGTGTGGAGTCCACAGTTTGAATCCAACGAGGGATACAACTGCGATTTCCATACCAGTCTTGCCTGCAACACCCTTCTCTTCGTAGCGAATGCCTCGTGGTGAAGCGTATGTCGCTACGTTCTTGACGCCGAATACTCGGTGTCCGTCGTTCGTTACGGTCTTGCTGCCGAGAGTTGCGTCAACAAACGTACCACTTCGGATAACATAGATGTCAACACCCATGTAGTTGGTGATGAATCCGTTGTTAAGTGCTGCGTCTGCGTAAGCGAACCCTGATGCTACCTGTGCCTGTGCAAATCCAACAAGGTCAGTGTTCTCAATGATGAGGAAGAGACCGTTCTGTGGACCCTGGTATCCTGCAACCTTTGAAAGAAGGTTTGACATGATAACTGGGATGTTTGCAGCAGTTGTGAAGCCACCTGCTGGGGTGGTGTAAGTACCAGTTCCGTCTTCACAGAGTGCATTAACTACAAACTTATCTACACCGAACGCTACTGAGTAGGTTAGGTCATCGAAGAAGTCAGCCATAAGGTTGAAGTTCGATGTAAGTTTTTCAAAGTCGAATACGTGTGTACCGAAGATAACCTCATCTGCAACGGTGAGGGTGTCGTCAGTAGTGGTCATTGCTGAAACAGAGTATGTTCCTGCAACTGTCTGAATTGCTGCGGTTTGCTGTGTGATGTATGGGTTCTCAATAGTCTTCTGCTCTGAGCGATCCACACGACAAACAGCCTCAGCGACGAGCGCGTTACGTAGAGACTCCTGAAGAGTGCTGCGTAGGTACTTCTGTCGTAGAGTGTGTGTGCTTAATGTATTAGCCATTGTAATGGGAAATTCTGCTTATATTCCCACCCTAAAGCTATTTAGACTGTGCCTTGCGACGTTCAAAACGTGCTTTTACGAGTTTGTCAATGTCAGCCTCACTTTTTAGCTCTTGACCCTCTTCTGCCCTCCGCAGTAGGTCCTCTCCTGTGTTCGGCTTGACACCTCTCGGTGACTTAGTCTGCGTAGCTTGCGCAGTCTTTCGCTCCTCTGCCTTGTTTGCCAAAATTGTCTTTAATGTCGTGTCCTTTAGAGCTTCGTGCACTGGTACCTTGCGGTAGTTGGCATACTCTTGAACTTCGTCAAAGTCATCCGGCGTGATTGCTGCCTGTTGAAGGGCTAAGTAATCTTTCGGGCCTAGTTGCGTAGGTGCTGCTGGCTGATCCTCTACCTTTGGCTGAGTCTCTGCCTTTTTGAGTCGTTCGTAAAGTTGCGCCCGTTTCTTTTCTGATTCCTCTAGCTGTTGCCGGAGTTCTTCTGGGCTAACTTCTGACTCTTGAGTAGTTTCAGGCACTTCCTCTGGTGCTTGTGGAGTTTCAGGGACATCCACTACGTCCGTGTTTATATCTTCCATTTTTGGAGATGGATTACTCTAGTAAATATATTGTACCACACTATTTAGAGGAGTCTTTCTTTTGTCGTGCCTCTTTTGCGTATGGACTCTCTTCTTGCATTGAAGAAATCTGCTTTAGGGAAATCAACCCACCACAAATAAACTTCACAGCTTCCTCTCGAGCGAGGACTACTTGTTTCATCTCCGCTGCTGGGATTTGTGCGTATTCACGTCCAACAAGGAAGAGGTCTTTCCCAAACTCCTCAATAGGTAGGTCAGGGTCAGAAATCGTTGGCATTAGTACCTTTCTGAGCACTTTGAAGAGCTTTGTGTTGCCCTTGAACGTGTCCTTGATGAGCTTAATCTCATCGTCAGATAGATACTTGTCTGGCTCGTAACTAACGATGTCACTAAGCCGTGCCGGTTGCTGTTGTTCCATTTTGATCTTCTGTTAAAGCTTGTAAATTGCCAGCTCCCAACTGTTGAGGTTGAGAGGTCTGTGCTGTGGATAACTGGATCGGACTGATCTTGCCCGTCTCGGTAAGTATCTGACTGAATACCATTTTCGCGTTCGGGTCTTGCAGTACCATTGGGTTTGCAGCGATTGTCTGTAGGACGCTTGAGAGGGTTGCGAGGACGGCCTGTTTGTCTGTATTTTCGTTCGTTACCTCTACCGTTGCCCTCATCTCAAAGCCTTTAAGTGCCTCCTTCCATGTCTTGTTTTTAATGTCAGATGGTTTGAATGGACGCATGTTGCCCATCTTCCCAAGTTCTTGCTGCACCTGTCCCTGCATTTGTACTTGGTCAAACTCTGGTGGAATCTGTCCGTCAATAAGTGCCCGCTTGGCTTCCTTGTTGTACCGCCTAATTGCCTCCCGTGGTACGTACATGCTGTCGATCTCTGTGATTCCTCGTTCATCAAGAAGTGCAACCACCTCATCCTTCGTGTCCATTTTCTTCATAAGGTTGGGGAGGATGTGTATCCGCATCATCTCCTCGAGAGAAAGTCCTTTGTTCTCTGTCATGAGTTCAAAGAGGCTGTTTGCCTGTGCTCCTAGGAATGCACCGAGTGAATACGGTGTGCCGGACGGCATCGTTGTTCCTGTCATTGCGTCTGGTGTTGATGTGATCTCTTGGGCAAGGTTCTGCCACTGAACGGCAAAGTTCTGGAGTGCTGAGATGTCCGGCTTATCGTTTGCCATACGTGTCAGTGGTTCGTTTGGTTTGTGAACCATCACCTGTCCTGTTTCAATAGCGGTGAGGACGTTTCTTCCAACGTATGCACCGTCTGAGGTTTGGAAGATGAGCTTCGATGCAAGGTCTAGTGTGTCCTTGATGTTCTTCTGGCTGTGGTTAACCATCCACTGTGCCTCGAATAGGTGTTCTACTGCTCCAATTGATAGAGTTCGTCCGTCCTCTTTAATGAGGTGGGTAATCATGTATGGGTCTTTTGCCTCTCGTCCTCGGTAGAGGGTAAAGTCCTCAAACTCGTCTCCCTTCCCTTGTACGAAGGCTACTACGTGCATTTGCTGGGTATATACTTCGTCTGATTCGTCATCTACGTGTTCATCAGTAAGGAGTGACGCTGGCAACATGCCGTGTACCTCGTATACCTCGATAAACTTACTCTGATTGTCCTGCTGCTTTCCATCTAGTGTCTCTCGGGCTGTTCGTGCGTCGATGAGGGCATCCACGACCTCTCTATCGTAGTGCTCCATCTGTCGAAGTTGCTCCGCGGTCTTCCATACCTTCTCAATTCTAGGCAACGCGTCAAAGTCAATCGGGTCTACAATCAACCTATTCCACGGGACTACTTCTGCTACGAGTTCCCCGTCTCGTTCCACGAACTTAGTAACCGCCGAACCATAGCGGGCGAGTGTGCGTCCCCATTCATTGAGAAACACACCAAAGCGTGCGTCCTTCATCCACTGTTGCAAGAGTATCGTCGCTATGAAGGCAAGCGCTGTGTTGTCCTGACAATCCGGCATGATGCGGATGTCTTTGCGATCTATGTCTGTAGCCCTGTACCAGATGTTTGCTGCTGCGGTACAGATATTAAAAAACGGCTTGTCTCGACCCAAAGAATCTTGACTACCGCTAATATGCCTACTATTCAAGTAAGCATCGATCTTTTCGATTGTATCGTGAAGGTCAAACTCTACATATTCTGACATCTGAACGCTCCCGTGAAGATAGTTGTCTTCTGCCTCCCGGACCACCTGCTGTATTGATTGTTGCATTGTTGTTTTGTTCCGGTGTGAGGCCCACCCTCCCAACGTACCAAAACCTCTAAACTAATAACTACCGTAATTGTATCACATCCTCGTGCTGCCAATCACACGGAAAATGAAACTTCTCCACAAGACTGACTATTTCCTTCGTCTTCAGTTTTTGTACCGCTTTGTGTGTTTCGTCTATCTGCTTGTGATCTCTCTCGTAAGGAAACTCGGAATCAAGGTGTCTGAATACATGCCCGTAGTACGTTTTGTGAGTAGTCACACACTTCCCACCATTTTTCCATACCGCTATCCCCACTTCTGCGCCTTGATGACCCCACGGTCCCAGTGATTCGTCGCACACGTTCCAGTCAAACCAGTTCTTTGTTTCCATCATGAAACAGCTCCCCTGCACACACATGCTTTCGTTCCTCTCTGCCTTTTTATCATGGTCCCCGAAGTGCATGACAAGCCGTGTATCAAACACGTAGCTACTCATCGGATTGTGGTGGTTGATCGTCCACTGTTCTCCGTCTAGTGGAAACAAGAGCGGCATAAGCACCTCTTTATACCCTAACTCCCTAACCATAATTTCATCGAACCGAGGACCGATAGTGCAGTGTGCGTCTAGCTTGAGTATGTGTGGTCGTGTTGCTTTCTTGGCGAGTTTGTTGAGCATTGCCCTCTGGCCTCTGCCGTCGTCTTCTTCAGCCAGAATCTCAATATCACCCACCGTGTTCTTACGAATGTCCTCAATTGTCTTCTCAAGATACGGTTCATTTTTTGCTGTGATTATAAAGCTAATCATATCCCTTCCTGTATCTGCTTCTTAGCCTCTCGTAATGAGCACATACTGCCGTACATCGGTGAACTCAAGTCACTTGCGATCTTCACCAACATCTGTGCCGCCCGATTTCGATCCTTCATGAGGGTCTTTATCACCCGATACTGCACGCGGTATGCCTGTAGCTCTTGTTCAAAGCGAAACTCTGGCTCTTTAAAGTATCGTACCCACCATCCTTCTGGGTCTTCTCCTTGCTGTTCTGTGTGTGTAGCTTCGTGGGCGAAGAGTGATTCGTCAATATCTGCACTGTACGGGTTGTATATCGTATCGCCGTAGGTAAAGACTGGTTCGGTCCCATTTAGATCGAAATGGTGCTCACACTTTTCTCTAAGGCCGTGTGGTGGGTCTTTCTGTGGTTGTTTCATGTTAACGAGTTGAATTTAAATGACTATTACTCTCCGCAATCGCAAAGCTGTTGTCTAGTTCCTCGTAGATTCGTGCCCGTTCTTCACTCTGATACGGTAACATTCTTTCCAGTAAGACAAAGTACATGCGCATTATTAGCGTGTCTGTCAAGTCCGGTGATCTCCCCGCCAAAGCCTTAATGTCTTCCTTTGCAGTCGCAAGTCTCTTACCATCTCCCTTCGAGGCGTCTTGGTAGAGTGACAGTTCTTCAATAATCTGCTCCTTGATGCGCACATCTTCTGTCTTCACAGCGAGGTCATGGTTATTTACGTGCCGAGCAAGCTCAAAGACACACTGTGAACGTAGGTTCTTATATTCTGATACCAACGGTGCATGTTGTGTGTAGTGAACGTTCGGAAGCCGTACCGGGTCAACATCTGTCTTTATAGCCTGATGTGATGACTTGAACCCGATGATCCCATCAAGGAGACTTGAACTAGCAACTCCGGCACCCACGCCGATTGCATCCACTGCGATGTTGCTAAATGGAATGCGATCACTGGCGGCAATTTCCCGAATCCTGTTGATGATCCCTTCGGTATTTTGTTTTTCATACTTTTCAATGCTATAGGCTTCTAACCCTTCCCACCTAGTATAGACCGTTGAGTCCATACCATCGTCCGCTACGTCAACAATGAGATACTTGCTCTCACTCTTGTCCACTGTGTTTGTGAACATATCGACCAAAGCGTTGTAGTGGAAGAGCGCACCGGCGTTCTCTACGTACTCTGCTAGAATCTCCTGTTTGTATGATGTCTTGTCACTTTGGAACTCCTTTTCAATCTCATTGATCTCTGAGAGTGGCAGAAACGGATTGTCTTTTGATGTAAATTTAAACGTTGCCCACTTGGCGTCGCTCTCTGCCTGTTTCTCTAGCCTGCGGAGGTTCGGGTTCTCTTTCTTTGGTGTCCCGATAAAGTCTGCTGTCCCTGCTGTATCAATAAATAAATGACGAAAAATCTCCTTCCAAGAAATAAAGAAGTCTTTATACGTGTCAACCTCGTCAAAGGTCACATGTACCACGTCTGTGAGACCACGATAGTTCTCCCTGTTCTCGTAACCTCCAACCCTCACAATCGTCTCTTCCTCGTCTGCGTTCTTAACCCGAAGTGTCATCTGTTGTTCATTCGGTACCCCTACCCCAGCTAATCGTGTCTTCAGTGGCTCCCATACGATGCTCCTTGCCTGGTCCTGCGTTGGTGCGACATAGAGAACTTTCCTCGTACTAGGGAACTGTGTCTTTGCTAAGTTTAGATCACTAGCTTTAGCTAATGCCTTATAGCATAGGTTTTCTATCTCAAATGCTGTCTTTCCACCTTTACGTCCAGCACGAATAACTTTGAACCTCGCTTTACTCTCAGCTATCTCTCGTTGTTTTTTATGTAACCTCATCCTCACCCTTATTAAACGACGAATCAAAGACAATCTTTATAGCTCCACCGTCTGCTCCTCCTATTGGTTGTATCGACTTCCCGTGCAATCTATCCATAGTGTCTTTATAAAATACAGGATCCCCTTCTCGTGCTTTCTTAATAGCCATCTTTATCATGTCGTCTTCTAGGTCTTCTGGTGTGACCTCGTTTAGTGTTGCAAGTTTAACGAGAGCTTCACGGTATATGGTTTTAAAGTTACGTTGTCCTTTCTTGTAGCCTTTCGGGTTTCCGCTCTGTCCTTTCTTCCAAGATTTCAGGTTTTGTACGTTGCCCCTCTTTTTACTGCTTTTCTCACTGCTTTCTTTGACAACCTCCTTTTTTGTTACTTGCTTTTTTGCCATGATACTATCTTTCCATTTAGCTTCACTACTGGCTCTTCTACATAGTCTACATACCTTTGTACTATGACATCACAGTATTTTTCGTCAAGTTCCACTCCATAACATATACGTCCTGTCTTCTCTGCTGCTATGAGGGTAGAGCCTGAGC